ACCACAAACTACTCCACCATATGAAACTGTTGTAAGACAGGGTATTGAGGAGATTAAGGGTAAGTGGTTTAAGAAGTATGTGATTGGTCCTTTCTTCACTACTCAAGAAGACGAGGACTCATATAGATTAAGGATTGATACTCAAGCATCTGAAAGTGTTAGAAATACTAGAAATAGTTTGATATCAAACTCTGATTGGATGGGTTGTTCTGATGTTGTGATGAGTGATGAGTGGAGACAGTATCGTCAAGAACTGAGAGATATTACAACTCAAGAAGGTTTTCCTCATAATGTTGAGTGGCCTGAAGAACCATAACCACTTGACAAACTGTCCACCAAATACCCTGCAGGAGTACCCCGTGGGGTATTGTAGTATCTGGAGGTACATAGACACTATGAGACTTACAGGGACAGAAAAACTATTGTTCATCTCTTCCTTCCTTATCTTCCTGCAATGGGGTGTTCGTATTACTGAAAGGTTAGTACATGCACTCTATTGAAGTCCTAGGAGGTTCAGAAACCCTCTGTAGGGACTTATTTCACTGGTTTATGACGGAATACCTAGGAAACCATTCAATTGACCTTACAGTGGTTCATATGGACTTAACTGATGAGGGTGTGGATGGTTGGTGTATGAGGGAAAGTGATTATGAGTTTATTATTCAAATAGAGGAAACTCTTGAGGGTAATGAATACACCAGAACTCTTCTTCATGAGTATTATCATCTCATGCAACATGTTCTGAATATTTCCAGGTGTGAGACCTGTGCTTATCTCAGTGAAAAGATAAACCTTGACAAGTTGAACAAACTCCAGTAGGATTAGGCTTGTCCGGGTTCATAAGGAATTTAACTTTAAGTAACTATGAAGACCAAATTTGTTACAGTTCAACCTAAGTCCAGTAAAGCAAAAAATCGTTTTGCAAACATGATGGATAGTCTTCACTCTTGTAAAGTTCAACAAGAAGATGATGGTCGAATGTTTCTTGAATCAATCACTGGGAGATATTTCTTCTGGATGAGTAAGTTCAATGATCCAAACTGGATTCTCATTAAATAACCACAACTACCAAAAGTAGAATGAACTCTTCTGAAAAACACGATAAAAGAAAAGATGCACTTGGTCTTTTCGTTGAATCAGTAATTAAACCAGACTCACAACTTCGTCAGTGCGCTCATAATCAAGAGTGTTATAATGAACTGATGGAGTGGCGTCAGGATATATTAGAATACCTATCTGATAGAAGAAAAGAAGAGTTCGGAGGTTAAATAGGTATAACCAGGAAAGATTGTTCATGTTGTCAACACAGTACAGACTGAAACTTGAGTTTATTTGTAAATGTATTGCTAATGGTGAAGAAGTAAAATTGTCTGATATGATCTGGGCAAACAAACTTGCCAAGGCAAACACAACTGCTAATGAAATGTTAAAAATGGCAAGACGCCAAATAACACAACAGATTGAAGAGGGTAGTACAGACGATTTTCTGAATAGGATGGGATTAGGTGATCCCGACCCATCCAATCATAAAACGGGATTTACTGATGCTGACGATATCAAAGATTGGTTTAAACAAGACAAACCATCAGATTGGAGACAGAGAGACTAATGCCACATGAATTTGATCCATGCGAAGCACCTGTAGGGGGTGAAGTTGATAAGTGGGGATTTACAATCAAACCTACTATCACTGACACTGAATTAATTCTTATGTGTTTAAGAAATGCTCCCTGTGGGGCAGATAAAAAACAGACAGAAAGATTAGTTAAATACTATGAACAAAATCCTGATTGATTATGTCCAGAGAACAGTGGAGAGAAGTTATTTTATGCGTTAAGAAGGAACAAGAAAAATGTCTTCAACACATGAACCAACCAAAGTATAATGAACTAAGTGAAATCTTAATTCAATTACAAATATTACAAAATACCTAATATGTCTACAACAGCAGTCATTTATACAGATGGAAATCAAGAATGTGAGAGAATGAGCTCTCTTCTCACTGCACTTCCAGAGGTGTCTGAATTTTTACAATACAGATTAGGCGAACATTTCACAGAGAAATCTTTTTCTGATGAATTTGGTGATAAAGCAACATTTCCACAGGTCGCAATTGGAAATGAACATATCGGGAGTATGAAAGAAACTCTCCAATTCTTATCAAGTGAAGGTTATTATGATTAGTACAGAAACTACAGAGATTGTTGTACCCAAAGGTGCAGAGTTGGTTGATGATGTATTTTATGTCTGGGAGACTAGGTATGGGTTGTATTCATCAATGACCAAACAAGGTCGAAAGATGATAACAGGACTGTACAAAGATAATGTTACATTAATGACACGTTGGCATCTCCAATGTGAACAAGATGGTACTCTAGATCAATATACAAGAGTCGTTGGTAGTGCTACTATGGGTGTCAAACTATAACAGTTTACAGTTACCGATTAAAGTTGTATAATTATTACATTAAGGAAAAACTTGAATGAAACTACTTACACTTGAAGATTATCAAAAAGCAGGAGAAACTTTCTGGCCAAAATACTTTTATGTTGCCAAAGAACTTGGTGAAGGTTCTAAGCCAGAAGACATCCTAAAAGTTATGGAAGCTGTTGGTGGTGTAGCACTCAAGTTGAGATTGGAAGAGGATAAGTCTGGTCCTTTTGGATTCAACAAAAAGAAAGAGGATAGGGAAGATGAAGTCATCTGACATAGAACTTAGCAGTATTTCAAAAAACTTTGAATTTGAAAAGTTGTCAAGAGATGTTGATGAGATTTCTGATGTTAAATATCTTCGTGAAATGTTAAAATGTTATTTGAAACTTTATTTCAAACAACAGGAAACTATTCAATCCATTGGTCTGATGGAATTTGGGTTTCCAAGAAAAGAAGGTGAAATTCGTGTCGGAGACGAGGTTACCTTTATTGGTGGGAACAAAGGAACAAAGAAACTGGGGAGGTTGTGACCCTGCATATCATTTGAATGAAGGTGTGACATATACTGTCACAAATGTGGAAGTTAAATCACAACACACTAGAATAGAGTTGAAAGGTCTTCAGGGATGCTTTAATTCAGTTTTATTTCGAGTAGATGATGAGTGACAATTATTGGAAAGAAAGATTCTTCTCACTTAAAAGGTGGGTAGAAAAACAACCCAACATTTCAGAGGCAACTGAAAAAGATTGGGAAGATTTCTGGTATAATAGTATTACAATACCTGCACTAGAAGAAGTGTGGAATGAAATGGAGGAAATTGAACCTCTTACACCTAAAATTAAAGGAGATACAAATGGCGTTGAGTGATAGTGTAAATGAAAGTTTGGATGATGCAACATCAAGTTTAAGGAATGCCCTTGCATTTGCTGCTCGTAGTGAAAAACCATTCATTTGTAAGGAGATTGCAAATCTTATTCATAAGATTGAAGGTGTGAAACAGTCCGAGAAAGTTCTTGATATGTTGGAGACCCGTAAAAGGGGTGATAATGGTCTATTTGGTTCCTTCTTTGATGGAGATGAATAAATACCACAACAACCTGAAAACATCCTAAAGAAGGGGAAGTTTCCAGGTTTTCTGGTCTAAACTATTGGTGTTTCAACACATACCTCTATGACTCTTCAAAACAAAAATTCAAAACTAACTCAAAATGAACTTGATAGTATTGAAATTGCGGTAAAAGAGGTAGGAATTAGGGCAATTCACCCTGAAAGAATGGAAGCATATGCAGAAAGCATGGTAGAACGACTCAAAAATACTCTCAAAGAAAATAAATAATAAGAAAACTTACAAACCATATGGAAAAAACTATCGAGGACCATATTGACAAGGATAAGAATATCCTTGATGATCCCACTATCTCACCTCAACAACGTCGTCACATTGAATCTGAACTTCATGATCTTGAAGAGTATCATGAACACAATCCAGAAGACCATCATGATCCTACTCCACTAGAAATGTATTGTGACACAAACCCAGAGGCAGATGAATGTAGAGTCTATGAAGACTGAACCAATTAAATAAGTGGCACAAGGAGGGTTGAAAGACCCTCTTTTTTATTGTATTATTGTTAGTAACCCCCAAAGTGTCCCAGTAGTGAATCCACACCACATTATGACTCTCAACACACATTTGAACCATCCAGAAGATATGATCCTCACTGGTGATTTGAGTGTCATTAATGCACTCTATGGTGATGCATTCGTCAGTGTAAAGATCGATGGTGCTCCTGCCATCGTCTGGGGCACACATCCTGAGAACGGTGAGTTCTTCGTTTCAACGAAAAGTGCCTTTAACAAGAAGAAAATCAAGGTTTGTTATACCAAGAAAGATGTCATTACTCACTTTGGTCATCAGGAGAGGGTGGCACTCATTCTTATCAACTGTCTGAACTATCTCCCTAGAACTAAAGGAGTATTTCAGGGTGACTTTATTGGGTTTGGCGGTAATACATCATACAAACCTAATACTATTGAATATGTTTTTGATGAGATTGTAACTGAAAACATCATCATTGCTCCTCACACATACTATACTGGTGATTGTCCTCTCTATGAGATGGAAGCTCACTCACTACAAGGTGAACTTTGTGAGACTAATGATTGTAAGTTCGTTCAACCTTTTGTTGATCGTGTGAACTGTAACATTACTGCTCCAGTTATTGACACTAATGACTATACATTCCTGACAGAGAAAGAGGCTTGTCAGGCAAAGGTTGCCATCAATGCTCTCATCAGGTCTGGACAAAAACTCCACGAAGTAGACTTGATTGACATCCTTGGTTCACTCCGACTTGCTAATCTTTATCTACTGGTTGTTGAGATGAAGGAAGAACTTATGGAGGATATGATTGTCTACAACTGTCCTAAGTCTTACATTGGAGGACTAAAAGTCAATCAAGAAGGGTTTGTTATGTCCACAGANTATGGTATGATTAAACTTGTNAACAGAGACCAGTTCTCTTANGCAAATTTTGTACAAGGTAGATTTCAATGAGTGATGAACAACTTCAACAAATGGAACCGGTAGAACTTGAACAATTCCTAGAAGAATGTGCCGAAAAGGCCAAAGAATACAAAGTCTCATTTGAATACTACATGGCNGAGTTNGCATGACTGAACAACAAAGGGTTACAAGAGCACTATCACAAATTGATGACCTAACTACTCTTCTTGAGAATAATGAATGGAAAAACTTTCTATATTCACATCTTATTCCACTTAAGTATGAGTTACAGAGACAACAATGTTTCTTGACTAATCAGACCAATTCCACTAACATTGAAGAGTAATTAACCCAAACTAATGAAGACCCTTTTTATTGTTGATCACTTTGTTCCGTTTCCACAGTCTGAATATGGTGGAGTTTGGAATGTCCTTGCTGATAGCGATGAGGAATGTTTTGATCTGATTACTACTGACGACGATAGTAATTATTTTGAGTATTATAGTATTTTGAGGGAAAAAATTAGTAAGTCATATAAATATACTATTACATCCGAGGCAGAATCAGGAATTGTTACCTC